CACATCCCAACGCGACTACGTCGGTCCAATTCCGGCCGGCTCCCACGGCTTCGGTAGCGTTGTCCCACGACCGTTGAAACGTACCGATAATAATCAGTTTGTCGTTGGTCGATATCTGCCTAGTCCCGCGTGTCACCGTGTACTCACCAACGGCGCGGGGAAGGGCCAGGTGGCTGGGTGAAAAGGCGTTCCATGCGTCGAGGTTGTGTGACACTCTGTGCTTGGCCTTGGTCTTCTTCTTCTTCTGAGTCCGACCCTGATTCCTCGACGCTCCAAACGCAACAGTAGCAGTCCCTCCTGCTCCTGGGACAATACCCTTGAACGACGGGCCCCGATTTCTCGGGGTCTTGCGTGGTCCAGCAACTTGCACAATTTGCGACATATTTAATAAAAGCGATGACGGCACACAGCGCCGTGGTTAAAGTAACGTAACCGGTGGTGATACCAGGTCACATGAGCCAAACGAGCTCAGGTGTAGAAAAATGTGTATACGCCCTAAGTGGGATTGGTTACCCACAGTCAACCATGCCTAACCATTCAGACTCGTCCCGGAGTTGATCAAACTCCCCCTTGACCCTCCCCCTCAAGCAACGGGAGGCAGTGAACATGATATGAATAGGAATCACCCTGCATCAGGCAGCGTGCTCGCTGCTGGCAATTTAAGGGGTTGGACCCTGCCTGGCCTAGCAAAATGCGTCGGCCCTGACTCAACATGAGAGGTTCACTGGGGATGTGCTGATGGCGTCAACAGCATGGCCCTGGATTGATGTGGTGTGACTGCGGGGTCATATTCTGGTTGTCGCCTCCTTAAATTGCGACGCAACATTCTTTACTTCCGGTCAGAAGACCTCCAGAACATGACCCCCACCTTCGCGCCAGGTCGCATCATAGCCATTCCATTCGGGGCTTCCAACTATCCACCCGTCGCCGGTTGGTAGCCAGTGTTGCCACGCAAAAGGCGTGCCAAAGAGCCTTGGCCCCGTTCAGTACGAGTTAAGGTGGCCAAACCAAGGAGGTGACTAACTCCCCCTCTCGCACGACCTTCACCCCAGACGCTCCGGAAAAAACAGCGTCAGCCGGCTCGCCACTCACTGCGGGCACAGTGAGTGAAGAAGAATAAGCCTCGGTCTACGGGTGGACTCTACCAACACCCGGACGACTCCGGCAGGGGGGGGGCAAACCCCGGTTTTGCATTGTCGTCTTCCCTCTCTCGCCATGGGCATTTCCTCCCATGACCCTGGGACTTTACCAGGAAAAATTCCTGAATTAGTCAGTACAGCATCGGTTACCTGTGTCCTCCTTCGCGCTTGCGGCGCCTACTGGCGCCACGACTGCGGAAGGCTGCTGCGAAAGCCTTCCCAGTCCCTGAGCTGGTCATAATCCCACATAAAGTCGACGAAGCGGTTTTTCTCATCTTCGCTACTCCAGAAACCCGTAGCAGTCAAGATCTTATCCTCGCTTCTGCACGTGCCGTTCATCGCGGCTATGTGGTCTACCAATTCGCTCTTATCATCAAAGCTCTGGTTGGTGCGCATTTTCAGATCATGTGTGAGCTCAAATTCGCAGTCCACCGCATATCGCAAGAACTTGTTGGATATTGTCGGCGCCAGCCCGGCGAACTCGTACGCCCTGGACATGGCGGCTGATCCAGCAAGCTT